GCAGGATTCCGGTGAAGAACTGCCCCCAATCAGGGGTCAGACCTGTCTGGTCTACAGGTCAAGCAGTTCCTCTACGTCTATATCGCCGTCCTGAATCCGCTGTCGTAGTTCCTGCTTCACGTGGGTCTTCATGGCGTTGCTGTCCCTGACGCGGGGCTGACTGCCCTTGTACGCTCCTTTGTGCAAGTCGTCGGCGTCGTAGGGGCGCGGGGCGATTTCCGGGTCAGCGTCACCTACGTCCACGTCGGCTTCGTCGCCGTTGTGGATTTCTTCAATCACGTCGAAGTCTATGCTGACCTGCATGCCGAACATGGTGTTGTCGACGCCCGTGACGCCCGGCACGTCGTCTTCTACGATTGTCGCCGCCGCGTGCTGCAGGGCGTCTTCAAGGTCGGACGTGATTGACCGGGCGACGGTGCCCGCTGCGCCCCGCCCCTTCGACGCTATCTTTGCCGCCGTGTCCTTCGCCCGCCTGCTGCGGGTGTCCACGTCGTCTTTGATTTCGTTGACCACCAACTTCCGCAGGGCACGGCCCTTCTTTTCGAGGTCAGTACCGACTGCCTCAAGCTCAAGGCCGTACTTCCCGTCGATTCCGTATTCGGCCAACCAGTCGTCAATGTTCGACCCGCCGGGCGTGAATTTCTGGTCGTCAAGCGCCTGCTGACTGACCTGTTCGGGCGTGATACCGATTCGCTTCACGTTCTCTACGGGCAGGCCGAACTGTTCGACCCGTGCCGCGAAGTCTTCCACAATCCCGAAGCCTGCCGGGTCGAAGTCCGACAGGACATAGACCGTGTATCGCTCCCCGTTGTCGGTTTCTAACTGCCGGACAAGGTCTTCAATCGCGGCGGTCGCCTGCCACCCGCTGCCTTCAACCAGCGACAGCTTGTAGACTTCTTCCAGCGGCTTCAGCTTCCGGTAGGCCGAGGACTTTTCGCAGAACAGGATTTTGTCCGATTCCACGCTGTCGGTGTGGATTTCCCGGTCGCGGCTGTCGTCAAGGATGTTCAGGTCGCGGTACGTGATTTCTCCGTGCTTGACCATGTCGGATAGGACGCTGCTAAGGCACTTCGACATGTTCCGGTTGAACTGCGACGTGCCCGGCCCGCCGTAGGCGTCGGGGAAGGCTTCTTCCAACACTGCCTTCGTCGGGTTGTACCAGAAGTCACGCAGGCTGTTGCTGTTCGCTTCGCCCTGCCACGACAGTTCTTCGGCGGCTGCCTGTATGATTCCACGGACGACCCGGCGCTTCGACAGGTCGCCCCGGTAGTGGAACGCTTCGACTTCGTGGAAGTCTGCCGTACTGAAGGACTGCAGTTCGGACAGGGTCTGTGGCTGCTGTCGGCTGTACGTCTGACCGTCGGTGTCGGATTCGTCGCTCATAGTCACAAGAGGTGCAGCCCGCTGCGGGGGACTGCCTGCCGGACACCCGGTCGCAGCAGGGTGTCAGTGCTGACCGTCCCGTCACGCCCTGCCGGGGACGTGTCGGGAATCCGGTAGCCGCCTGCAGCGGGTCAGACCAGTCACGTCCACAGTGCGCCTGTTGACGCCCGTGGATTCGCTTGTCTTCGCCGCCGGGGTCGCTGCCCCGTGCCACCCCCGCACAGCAGTTCCGGTCAGGCAGTCGGCGTACAGGTTCGACTTCGACGGGTGCAGTGTGACGACTGCCCCTTTAGGTCTGCGCCGTGTCCGTCAGGCCGTGCGTGGGTTTCGGGTCGCTTCCTGCTGATTTCCCGTTCAGTTTGGTGGGTCAGTGGGGCGTGCCTGTGCGACATAGCGTGGCGGTCGCCTATCGGCCCGCAGTGGGCCGGAAGGCACGGGGCGTCCCTGTGGTGGCACCCGGACTGCCTGCCGGACAACGCTACCGGCGGACGCCCGCAGTCGGGGTGACCCCCAGATATTGTGGCCGTCTGGGGACGGGGGCTGACAGGTCGACGCTTCGTCAGAGCATATCCTACAATTCGCACGGGGCCACTTATAGACTTCCCCAATAGACCAATAGACAAGAACAGCCGGATTAGGGACTGAATAATCCGAATTCCGGCGTTTCAGGATATAGCGCCGCGTCAGACCCGTCTGGGGCACGCTGTCGAAACCTTCGCATAACCCAGATTCAGCCCGAATCGGCCCCCTGAAACCGGGGAGTAACAGGCTCCTACGCCACTGCGCGGCTGCCGGAATCGCGCCGTCGCCGCTGCTGGAACGACAGGACTTACAACCCGGCGGGCCGTTCGCTTCACTGCGGGCAGATTCGACCCAAACCCGTCCCGTCACTGCCCGCCGTGACACGCTGTCCGCCCTGCCGGGGGCGGGCAACGGTTCTGTCTGCTGTCAGCGCCCCCAACGCGGCGCTGACGCCATTCATCGGTCTGTAGGGTCAGGTTAGGGCGTGAATAGTAAACCGACAGTCAGCCGTCCGTGTGGCCCGCTATGGACGCCTGTGCCTGCGTCGACTGCACGGACGCCGCCACGACCGTCGCCCGGTTGGAGTACGCCGACTGCCGGAAGCGATACTGTGACGACTGCTTCCGGCGCATGGACGCCGTATTCGGTGACGCCCTGTCGGAAGTCGGTCGGGCCGGGGCTGTTAGAGGGGCAACACCACATAGGTCACCGCCGCAGCGACGGTGAACGCCGTGACCGTGTACGCGCCTTCCGCCCGCACCTGTTGAATCAGGTTCGTCGGGTTCGCCACCCAGTGCTTGACTGCTACGTCCATGTTCGTCGACGCCTGCAGCAGCCGTGTCAGACGGATTCCGGTGACGACCGACAGGAATACCAGCCCGAAGACAAAGCCGATGTGGACGCTATACTGCACCCATAGGAAGGCCGTTAGCACCCCGAACGACCCGCCCGCTCCCAGTGCATGCACTTCGCGGGAACGGTCAGCGAATTCTTCGGTTGGGAAGTCGGGGAGTCCGGGCATGATTAGACGATTTCCACGTTGTCGTAGGTTTCACCGTCTTCGCCCTGTACGACCCATGTGCCGTCGTCGTTCCGTTGTTGAATCGTGCCCTTCAGCGGGAAGGTTCCGTCGGACTGCTGTGTGGCGGTGTCCTGTAGGTTGTTCTGCAGTCCGGACGACAGGTCATTCCTGACCGACCCCAGACCGCCTGCACCGGACGCTGCTTGTATCAGGTCGCCCGTTTTCGGTTCTGTAACCCCGAAGTCTATTTTTGTAGTCGCTTCGTCGGTCGCCACTGTGTATTCCACGGCCTTCACGGTGTAGATGTTGTCCGCGACCTTAGCCGGGATTCCACGGGACGGGTAGTAGACTTCTGCATTATCGCCGGGGGAAGCAGGGTGCAGGCCCGTCACAGTCGCCACGCCCGACACAGGCGTCCGGTACAACTGCTGTACGGCTTCTTTCGCTAAGTCAAGCGCCTGAAATACGTCGTCGGCATTCGGGGAATTCACGCCCCGTGCCCGGAGGTCAATCTGGTTGATGTCGTTGACTTGCCCTGTGTTTCCGAAGGTCGTGCTGAAATCCGGGTTATCCGGGTATTCGCCCGATTCAAAGGGGTTGTTGAAGCTGTAGTAATACGTATTCTTGTAGGCCCACACCCAGACATTGACCCCGCCTGCGCCGTTGACCTTGACCATGTTGTAGACGCCGTCAAGCGACTGATTCGCCACGGGACGAAGCACGTTGTCCCCTTCGGTGAAGACGTAGGTGTCCGGGTTCTGGGTGTCCGATTCCGGTTCAACAATTAATTCAGGCGTCCCAGTGACGGGCGCACTGACCCGGAAGTCCCAGTCCCGTGCGTTGTCCAGTGTCGATATATAGCCGACTATCAGGTTGATAGCGTCACGGACCGACTGGTCGGATTCGACCCGGAAGCGGTAATCCGTCTTCACGTAGTTCTTCACTGTCGCCCCAATCGTGAAGGTATCTGCTGCACCGTTGATGTTCGTGGTGAAGTCGGTGACTGCCGCAAATAGGCCGTTGCCGCCCGCTAAGGGCAGTTTGAACGTCTCCACACCGAAGGCGTCCTGTGCGTCTTCGCCGGGAGGCATGTCGAAGGTAGCTGTGACTTCGTTACCGTCGCCGTCTTCGCCTATCAGTTCTCCCTGATACGTCGTTCCTGTCGTATTCCTGTAGTAGTCTATGACCAGTTCGGCTGATTTCCCTTGCCCGCCGGTCGTTTCCTGCTGTGTCCATGAATCGCCGTAGTTGTCGCCTAAACCCCCCAACGCGGGCGGAATCGCGTAAGCTTCAAGCTCCCCGAATATGACGCTGTTCCCGAAGGTCCCGTACTGCGATTCAAGTGACGACGGGTCGAAGGTGATTCCGCGAATCTGTCCGGGCGAACCGTTGATTATGCCGTCAATCACGCGGAATAAGTTGGGTTCGTCCACGACCCCGACAGCGGACACGTCGTCAAGCGCCCCTTCTGGTTCGCGTGCGTCAATCGTGACCAGTGGGTCTTCCTTGTCGTCCTTGACGGCATCAGCCCGGCCCCTGAAGGTGACTTGTTCGTTTCCGTCGTCTAACTGTATGACGACGGTAGCTTCTTCTTCGTAGGCATGTGGGGTCTTCGACGTGTCTAATTCGACCGTTGCACTGTCCGGCGTCCCGTCTTTCTGCTCTATAACGGCTTCGACCACGTCACGATTGACGTTCTGCGCGGCAATTGTCACGTCCCAGTCAACTGAATATGCTTGTGTTGAAGGCATGAATAGCGTACAGCCGTCGTGTAGTTATGACATGGATAGCGACCACGTCACCTGTAGTTCCTGACTGCTGCTTTTGGAAATGACGGGACTAACCACTGTTCGGTTGAACATGGTTCCAGTGACGCCAGCCGATTCGGGGACTGCGAACAGCGCCGCTTCCGCTATGTCCACGTTCGCCTGTGAGGTCCCGAACGTCCACTGCCCGGTCACCTGCACCTGCCCGGTGTCCTGCGTATAGTAGCCGTTGTCCGGGGCGATTCGTTTGGCTTCGGACCCCAGACTGGTCTGCCCGTCTGCGACACTGTTACCGTCCGTCCCGACCGCCAACCAGACGAACGGGTGAACGCTGTAGTTGAAGTCAACTTCGACGTTGTCAGTGGCGTTCGACGGCGCTGCCGTGAAGTAGAGTTCTCCGGTTTCATACCGGACGGCGTAGTCGCTGCCCCACGTCTGACTGTTGCCGTCGACGGTCACGCTGTTGATACTGTGAACGGGACGGTACGGGTAGGGGAGTTGGAAGGTCTGCTGGGACCCGTCGCCACTGAAGGTGTCGGTAGTCTGTTCGGGCTGGTCAGTGATTAGCTGCAGCAGTTCGTTCCGTCCTATGTCGACCAGTGCGTTCTGTTCGACCTGCTGCACCACGCCGCCGTCTTCGATTAACCGGAAGGTGAAGACGCCTTCGACGCCACCTATGTCTTCCCGTAGCGTCGGTTCAGGTGGGTCGGACGTGTCGGACGTGTCGGAGCCATCGGTCAGTGCTTCAATCGCGTTCCGTAAGTCGGTTAGTGTCAGTTCCTTCATTTTATGCTCCCGTGGCGGTGTAGCCGAAGTCAGCCGTCGCCCCACTCCCGCCGGCAGCGGTCACGCTGTAGTGCAGCGTAAAGCCGTCGGCAGTGACGCTGCCTGCATAGATGTTGACGACGCGGGCAGTGTCGTCGGTCAAGCCGTCGATGAATATGTTGACAGCGTCGACGCCGTTTTGATAGGACTGCGGGAACGTCACGCTGGTCGTGAAGTTGCCTGTCGAATCAATCGCTTGTCCGGGCACAGTATCCTGCTGCTGGCCGGTGATAGCGTTGATAGGACTGTCCTGCCGGAAGGGGACGAAGGGCCGGAAGTCCGTGGTTCCGGTCACCCCAGACCCGTCGGTAGTCACTTCGTGGATTTTGACGACATACTGCCCGGACGGGGTCGAACCGTCGGACGTGGACGTGATAGTGGCATTATTAGATTCCGCGTCGTCCACAACCACGAACAGTTCGTTAGTCGCGCTGCCGTCCACGGTGACAGTCACCGTGCTGTTCGACCTGACGAAGTGTCCGCCGACGAAGGCGTCACCGGGAGCCACGTCTACGTCGTATGACGACCCGGACGTGGTCAGGCTGAAGTCGCCGCCTGTGAAGGGGTCGACCACAAAGGTCGCCATGCGGCCACCCAGTGCTGCGACCAGTCTATCCCGTTCGCTGTTGATAGCGGATTCTTCGCTGAAGCCGCTGTCAGCGCCGACAGGGTAGACGGTGAAAGCCATGTCTGATTCCCCGTCCTACCGGAAGAAAAGCCACAGTGACGCTGCAGCAGCCCGTGGTCGGAAGGCAGACGGTTAGAATTCGGTCAGAGAAGCGTCACCGTCGTCTGCCCCGCCCCACAGGTCGCCGGTCTGGGTGCTGCCTAAGTCGAAGCGGGCAGTTCCTCCCCAGTTGTCGTTTTTCGGCACCAGCACCGTCAGGTCACCAAATCCGGTTTGACTGAATGACCCGATTCCCAACGCCCACGCACCAATTTCGTCGCCGTCGCCGGATTCAACGCCTTCCCACTTGTAGGACACCGTACATTCTATGAAGCGTATGTCTTGAAGTCCGGTAATCCATTCACCCGTGTCCGAATCGCCTGCAACGCGGTCGCTGAAGAAGGCGTCCGGGTCGTCTTCGTCCACCGTGTAGGTCTTTTCTTCAGGGTTGTCGACGGATTCGACTTCCACAGTGGCCGTGTCACTGTCCGTGCCTGATTTGACCGTCGCGGTGTACGTGCCTGCCTCCCCGTCTTCTGTCTCCCAGTCCATGTATATCAGATTCGTTTCTCCGCCGGGGCGATTGACTGATTTACTGTCGATGAATTCGCCTCCGTTCGTCCACACGATATTCCCGTCTTCGCGGCTTGACATGTTGTTCGTGATTTCCACTTCAAGGAACATGACGCCGGTTTCTGCGACCGGGCTGTTGCTGCCGGTGATGTTTATGCCGTAATCTCCCGACGGGACAGTGTCAAGTTCGAGGATTTCTACGTCCTGATTGTCTTCGTCGGTGCCCGACGCCACCCGTGCGGTGTAGGTGCCTGCGTCCCCGTCTATCGTGTCCCACTTCAGCGCGATTGTGTCAGTCGCCCCCCCGGACAGCGTGATTTCCTCTGAATCGCGGGTATTATCTGCGGCTTCAAGCACTATCACGCCGGTCTGTTCCGCCGATTTGTTGTTGGTCACATCTATGTCCATGACCAGCGTTTCCCCTTCAGTTACTGGGGCGTTCGCACGGTTGATAGTCACCGCGAAGTCGCCTTGACCGGACACGCCCGCTGCCGTAATCGCCGTGTTTTCCTTCAGAACGATGCAGGGGTCGTCTGGGTCCGGCGTCACGCTGTTGCCCCGCCCCTGTGGCGGGACGAACAGCACGCCGTCGTCGCCCGACGCCGGGGCTGATTCTGACGCCGCTAAGTCCGGTCGCAGTAGGGTGCAGTCGTCGCCTGATTGTACCATGAGTATTAGCCTCCGTATTTGGATACTGCACCGCCACCTTCGTATTCATTGCCACTGCGGTCGTACAGCGCTGGAGCAACCTGCCACGTCGTTTGTGGGTTCTGGTCGCTGTCGTCCCCGGAGCTTCCCGTTTTAAGCGTCAAGGAATTCAGCGTCGGCGTCACTTCGGGGTCTGACGTGGACATAGTCACCTGCACCCGGAAGTCTACGTGCGTGTTGCTCCACGATAGCCGGTAATCTGACGCCCCGTCAAGGGTGGCCGTCTGCGTTTCTTCCGACGCCGTGCCGGGCGACCCTATTACGTCAATCGTGATTGTCTGTCCGTTCAGTGTGTAATCCAACGCAGACAGGTCAGGTGCCCCTTCGGTAGACAGTGACTTTGTTGCTGTCGTCAGTGAACTGTCACCAAAGACAGTGTCGTGTATCTTCTGCAGGTCACTGCTTGACGGGACAGTATTAACAAGAATCCAAGGTCCATACCGACCGTCTGCGTTCCGAAAGCCGCTTCGCTCCCGGTGGCGTTCGTCTAAGACATAGTCGTCGTCCCCGCTGTAACTGTCTGTGTTGACGTATGAGCCGTTCTTGATGTGCAGCACGTCGTTGGCACTGTTGTCGTATGCCAGCCCAACAGACGCCCACTGACCGCTGTTGAATGGGTCGCCAGACGAATTGTAGTTGCTGCCGTCGTACCAGCGGGTTTCAAAGCTATCAATCTGCTTGTACCGGGATAGCGCGCTTTCGCTGTCGCGGGTTTCAAGCGTCTGCGTGCCGCTTTTTGTGGTATTAATGAAGGTGACGAAAGCCCAGTCTCCAGTCACAAGCCCGCCATTATCCGGCATGGAAATCCACTGGTCGTTGTTTTCGTTGAACGACCAACAGCCGGTTCCTAACAGGCCATTCGCTCCCGCAGTCGGGCTATTTCGCCCCGACCCGTCGTTGCCGTTTTGGCTGAAGTCGTACAGCGTATTTGAGCTATCTTCTTGATACAACCAGTAGCCCTGCAGGTTCCCAGACAGCGGTGGGTTTTCGGTGCTGAAGCCTTTCCGCAGTACGGTGGCGTCGGTGTAATCGGTGTTGGCGGTCGCTTCATGCACCATACCTGATTCGGAGACGGCACTGTTCCAGTCGGTCGCAGTCTCCCACGTCACGGTTTCAGCAGTTCCACCGTCGGTGTCCCCGGTCGCTGACCCACCGTCAGCCACGGTGAACGATTCACTAAGGCCACTGACGCCTGTGAAGGTTGTGTCACCATCGGTTGGGTCAGGGACGGCTTCTGACAGTGTTGACAGCCCCAGATAGTCGTCTACGACAGCGGGGTCAGCCACGGTATCCGTTCCCAGTGCCATGACCCGGCTGAAGTCTACCTGTCCGTCGAATACCTGCGGACGGTCACGGAAGGTCAGGTCGCTGTCGCCGTCGTCGCCGTCGTCAATCAGGCTGTCCCGCAGGTCGGTTTCGGTCGTAATTCCGTTGCCGTCGGTCGTGACTTCCCACAGCCCCAGTGCGTCTGACGAAACGGCTGACTGGTTGGCTTTCACCTGCCCCGACCCGTCGGCGTCGGGGTCGACCACGTAGACGTAGTTAGTCGCTCCGAAGTCTAACTGCACCGTCGTATCGCCCCACTGCACATACTGGTCGTTGATTGACCCAGTGCCCCCGTTCACGTCATAGCCCAACGTGTCTACCGTGTCGTCTGCCCCGGTTGTCGTCGTCGCCCGCTGGTCAAGTACCACGTCGACGCTGTTGCTGTCGGTCTGCACTTCGTACAGGGCAACCTCACCAGACGGAAAGCCCGACGTGTTGAATGATACGTCGCCTGTGCTGCCGTCAGCGTAGACGTAGTTAGAAGCGTTTGCAGACAGTTCAAGGACGGTCTTGTCCCATGACACGCCTGCGTCCGTGTCTTCGCCTGTGTCGACTGTGAAGCCGATTGTCGTCGCTGTTTGTGTCCCGCCGGTCGTCCCCGCAGCGCGTTCGTCGGTGACAGTCGTGATTCCGTTGCTGTTTGTTTCGACCGTGTAGAGTCGTCCGGCGTCAGACGGGAAGGCAGACTGGTTGACCCGGACTTCGCCGTTACCGTCGCCATCGGGGTCGACCGCGTAGACGTAGCTGGTCGTCCCCAACCGCGCTGCCACCGTCTTCGCGCCGAAGGACGTGGTCTGCCCGTTGACTTCGACCGTCCCTTTGCTGACCTGAAAGTCGACAGACCCGGCGTCGGCGTCCCCGGCGTCACTGTCGGCAGTGTAGGTGCCGGTGTCCCGTGTTTCGTGGTTGATGAAGCTGCTAACCTGCCCGATTCCGCCGGACGGGTCTTTGACTATCAGGAATTCCGCTGTATAGCGGTATAGCCCGGTCACGAAGTCGGGAGCGTTCGGGTCGTTTTGCACCATGAGCGTCGTAATCAGCGACCAGCCATTCTGGAATTCCGCAGACAGATACGACAGGGCGTTGTTGCGTGCTTTCTGCCACAATTCTTCCTGTCCCGTGCCGTCTATGCGCCCGCTGACTTCGACACGGGGAATGAGGCCCTGATTGTCCACGACCCGGTTGAGGCCCTGCAGCGTGTCCACCTGTTCAGTCTGCCGTTCATACGCCTGCTGCACGCTATCAGGGTCATATCCGAAGTCGAACGACCCCAGTTCAAACGTGTTTCCAGTCTGCGGCGTGGCATGCGCTGGATACGCCGACGGGTCGGTCTGCATGTCGTTGATTTTGAAGGTGAAGTCGTACCGTCCCCGTTCGTTTTCCTGCCGGAACGGATTGTCAGTTATCACGCCTGTCCCGCTGAAGAACGGGTCGAAATTTATGTTCACCTCCCCGCCGCTGATAGCTGTATCCTGCAGCGTCTGCAGTTCAGACAGGTCGGTGGATTCGTTCAGCGATAGCATCCCCTGCACCTGCAGTTCTACGTCCTGACTGTTCGACTGATAGAAGTCAGCCGTGAAGCGTCGGAAGTGGGGCTGCGGTTCGTTGGACAGGTCAATCTTCTTCCGGAAGTCCGTCGGCGGATTGTCAAACGTGTAGCCGTCGACGGTTAGGGTCGCTGTCATGTATCAGTTAGCACCGTTTTCGTTGCGGACTTCACGTCGTAGTTGGTTTGCGAACGTTCGACTGTCACGGCGGGGATTTCGACCGAAGTCTCCCGTGTCCACGTCGACGTTGATTCCACCCTGTACGACCGTCTGCGCCTGCTGCGTCCGCTGCTGTCGCAGCGTGTCGAAGTTGGTTTCCCGGCGGTCAACCTGCCCGATATTCCGGTTGACGCTGACTTCGTCAAGCGTCCCCACGTCGACGCCGTCCACACCGGGGATTTCTCCGATTTTGTCACCCACGTTGTCAAGGGTGGACAGGAAGGAATTGATAGCATTGATTCCGGCGTTTATCAGCCGCTCCGTGGCGTCTGCGACCAGTTCGACCAGCCCGTTCCAAATGTCTGCGATGACGTTGAAGACACGGTTGAACTGCTGTTCTATCAGGGCGACGAACGCCCCCAGACCTTGCGTTGCGACCCGTGGAAGCGTCTGTGTGAAGAACTGCACGAACCCGCTGACGACGAAGCTAATAAAGCTCATGAACGCGGACGGCAGGGTCTGGGTGAAGAACTGAATGAACGACTCCCCCAGACCCGCTAAGAAGTCCGTAATCATGTCCCCGGTATTCACGAAGGCGTCACCGAACGTCCCCAGTATGTCCTTCGCGTTTTCGACCGCGCCGTCAAGGTCGCCCCTGACCAGCCCGACAATCAGTCCACCCAGTGCCGCCAGCGCCGGGAAGATACCCAACGTAATAACGGATAGGAACGTCAGGATAGCGTCCACGGCGTCTTCACCGAAGAACGACGCGAAGGCTTCGCCCGCTTCACCGACGGCGTCAAGGACGCCGACCATGTCTAAGACCTTCACGACCGCCAACCCGATAGCCGCCCCCAGTGCGACCGCTGCAGCGACGACTGCCGCTGTAGAGCCTGCGACCGCGCCCGCTGCGGCCTGCAGCAGACCGAACGCCTGCCCCAGTGCGAAGGCGGACGGAATCAGGGCACTGAACAGCCCGCTGAACTTGACCAGCAGCGGCATTAGCAGCAGGACGGATATGGTCAGCTTCTGCAGGGGTTCGGGCATGCGGTTGATAACTTCCATGAATCCCGTTGCTGCCCGAATCAGGCCCGTCAGCGCCGGGATAAGGACTTCTCCGGCGTTCGTCCCGAATTCCAGCAGAACGGGAGCCATTTCTATCAGGGCGTCAAGGAAGTTCTGGAATTCAGGGGTCAGCTCTTGTAGCGATTCCTGCATGGCGGACAGCGCGTCGTCACCGTTGCCCTGCAGGAAGGCCACGAAGTCTTCCAGCACCGGCAGCGCCACCCGTGCTAAGTCGAACATCAACCCGACCAGCGCCGGTAACACGTCCATGAGAATCGCCCCGAAGCGCCGTAGCGCCTGTTCAAAGGATTCCGTGCCGCCGACGGCGTCAAGCATGTTCCGCACAAGCGTCGGAATCGCCTGTATCGTATCTTCAATTAGCGGGACGAATTCTTCACCGAATTCGGTAATCAGCGGGACCAGTTCGTCCTTCAGGTCGCCCATGACCTGCTGCAGTGCCCCCGTCGCCGTCGTTGAATCCTTCAGTTCTTCCTGTTCTTCCTTCAGGCGGTCAAGCCGACGCTGCTGTACCTTCGTCAGCCCGGATTCACTGTTTTTCAGGCGTTCAAGGGCAGCGACCTGCTGGTTGACCTGTTCCAGTCGCTCTTTGTTCTGTTCGGCCCGCTGCTGCCCGAAGGCTAAGATTCCGCTGCCGACTATCAGGCCGAACGCCCCTGCCAGCGCCACGGCCCCGGCTGCGATAGCCCCCAGAAGGACAGCGACGGGGGCCAACACGGTCGCCGCCGTCAGGACAGCCGGAATGAGCGACAATATCATGGTCGTGGAAAGCAGCCCGAACGACCCGGACGCTGACGACGCAGCCGCTGAATTCGCCTGCAGTGCGGCGGTGTTCGCCGCCGTCTTCGCGGCTGATTCGGTCATTTCGTCCCCCAGTTCGTCCTGTGCCTGCTGCAGTATCGCCGTGGCGATAGCGGCGTCCCGTTCTTCGTCCTGCAGCCCTTCAAGCGCCGCCTGCAGGACTTCGGCCCGGCCTGCGGATTCTCCCAGTTCGTCACCCAGTTGGTCAAGGGCGGTCTGCCCTATCGCGGCGTCGTCAGCGATTCCCGATATGTCGTCTGCGACTTCGTCAATCGCCTGCTGTGCCGCCTCCGTGATAGCCGATATGACAATCCGAACGTCGGTGCTGTCTGCCATTCAGCCGCCCCCACCGTCGGGGTCAGACCCGTCGGGCTGCCCGGACAGCAGCGATTCGGCTTCCTGTTCGGCCTGTTCGACTTCCCGTAGCTGCTGCAGTTGCCCGTCGGGACTGGGGGCGTCCATGCCCGCTTCCTGCATGGATTCGCGGGTCTTCGCCCGTTCGTCCTGCCGTTCGTGTAGCTCCCGTTCCTGCTGTGGGGTCGCAGCGCCCGCCGACGACTGTGCGTCCCGCGCTTCTTCCTGCTTCTGCTGTTTGAACTGCGCCGTCGCTGCCCGGACCTGCGCGTTGAACCAGAAGCGGTCAGCCGGTGAAAGGTCAGTCGCGTACATGATTTCAGCGGGCGTTTTCCCGTAGTTCTCCGCCTGCAGACCTGCTTCTATCGCCAATTCGTTATTCTTGAAACCTGTCGGGGTCGAAGCCGTTCGGGGCGTCACCCCCAGTCTGACCGATAATCCCCGTAATCAGCGTGGTCATGTCGCCTTCCGTCAGTTCACTGCAGTCGAAGCCGTCCTGTTCGTCGGGGACTTCGTCCGTGTCGCCCCAGTAGCCGAACGGCGTGACGACCCGGTCAACCACCACGTCCTGCATGAAGCCCGAAAGGTCGGAAGCCTTCTGTTGGGCTTCTTCCTCCGAAATGGCGTCCACGTCGACGTTGTCTTCCACCATGTCGGACAGGCCGTACTGTTCCAGCTTCGACAGGAACTTGTACGGCGGGGCGGTGACGACTTCGACCCGCATGTAGGCGTCTTCAAGGACGACCCACTTCTTCTGCTGCGTTTCCTCCTTGTAGTCGTCCGTAGACGCCACAGGCACGTCGTCAAGGTCGTGGTCTGCTGCCATGCCTGATTCCCCGTCCTACCGGGAGAAAAGCCACAGTGACGCTGCAGCAGCCTGTGGTAGGACAGCAGCCGAAAGGGGACGGTTGGATATTCAACCGTTGGAAACTGTGTCTCTCTCTCCAATGACGTGACCGAAACCGTGGGGACGATGGGGGTTATGGTGCCACTACGGTCACGAAGGGGCAGCCTACCGCCCGCCTTCATGCGGTTTTCAGTCCCCAATGAGTCTACAGTGAGTTTCCAACTCGACTTTGGACACTCTACTACTACTACTGAACGGAACCAAACAATAACTAACAAGTGGCTTGGTTCCGACTTGGAAACCGAGGTCATGTCAGAACAGGACGGACGACGAATCAAGATAGGCCCACGGATAGACCGTCGGGTCTGGGAACAGTTCAAGGAATACGTGGAAGACCACCACGGGAAAACGTACAGCAGCACCGCTGAAGAAGTCGAAAAGGCGCTTCGTCGTCACATGCAGGACGACCCGCTGCAGCACATAGACGACCGGCTGCGTCGGGTGGAAGACGCTCTTGACGTGGACCGCCCCACGGGTGCTGACGGGACGGTCGGAGAGAGAGAGACAGTTTCCAACGCCGACCGTGACCCCACCACGAACGAACTGACCCCCCGGACGCAGAACCGCGTGGACAAGATACTGGGGAACCTCCCCGGTCGGTTCACCGAAGACCAGTTGGACGCAGCGATTGAAAACGTCGCCGGGGCGTCGTTCAAGACCCTGCAGCGATACCGGGAAATCCTGACGAACCGTCACAAGGTCGTGCAGGCCCCGTGGGTAGACGACATGAACGACGGTGACGGATACTATCAGGACAAACGCATGTTCGCTATCGCTGCGACCCAGAACATGCACCCTGACGAAGTGTACCAGTTAGAAGACAAGTTGGCTGTTCACTGGGGCGACGACTGGGTCAGCCGGGAGCTTCCCGACGACATGCCTAATCCGCTTGACACGGACCACCCCACCGACGGGTCTGGGGACGACCGACTGGGCTTCCAATAGGGGGTTTAACTACCTCCGTTCTGCGGCGTACTGCCTGTTCACGCAGGGTAGAGTGTGCCGAAACCCCCGAATCCGTTTAGATTCTCCGCAGGGGGTAGGAATCGGGTAAAGGGAGAAATGGCATAGAACGGCACACAGGCGTTTCTGACGGAAATTAGAATCGGGTGCTACAAGCCTTGTGACGCCCGATTTGCGACACGGTGTTTGCCACGTGACCGGATTGTATCAGTATCCGTACACAGTCAGCGCGTCCGAACTGGTCGGTCGTCGGGGATACTGGTACATTTAGGAAAGGTGATAGTGGACGGGTCGGTGACGGGTCGGCGCTGCTGCAGCCGGGGCGGGTAGGGCGTATGTGTCAGGTGTGCTGACATGGTGGGAATACCGCTTAGTAGGCGGCGGTCACACCGTTGACCAGCGTTGCCTGCACGTCGTAGCCCTTCCCACCCACGTCCTGCAGCGCCCGCAGTTCCACGTCTTCGGCCACCATGTCCTGTTCGTTCAGGGTGGCTTCGTGGGTGTTGATTCGACACTTCGGCAGGTCGAATTCAAGGCTGTAGGCCGTGGTCGTGTCCGCGATTGTTTCGGGGCTGACCCACTTGATGTTGAAGGCCACGTCGTCCAACTGGTCGGCAGGCCCGCTGCTGCTGCCCCAGAAGGCTTCCCAGACGTTCATGTTCTCAAAGTCAAGCGTGACTTCCGCCGTCACTTCACGCTGCCCTAAGAACGCCTTGTCTGGGAACCGGGACGTGCGGACGGGCATGTCCACGCTGTTGCTGACCCCAACCGTAATGTCCTGTGCGTCGACGCTGCGGTCAGTCCCCAGAAGTTCGACCGTCGCGTCATGGTACTGGAAGGTCCGCAGGTTGTCGTAGGACGGCGTTGCCTGCGCTCCCTGCGGGTCGGGCTGCTGCGCCGGCAGGTCGGTTGACGCCGTCACCCGGTCGCCGGGCGACTGACTGACTTCCAGCGTGTCGACCACGACGCCCTTGTGACGGATAGCGTCCACCGCTCCCACGCCGACTTCAAAGGCGAACGACGGCAGGCGGTCGTCGGTCGTGAACACGTGCGTCCCGACTTCGTCAACGCCGTCACCGTCGGGGTCGGACGTGGTCACTGACGAACTGCCGAACGCGCCTTTCAGTAGCAGCCCGATAGCCCCTTCGGGGCTGACAGGCAGGTCGACGCTGCCTTCGTCGTTGAATTCGCCTGCTTCCCCGGCGTAGGTGTCCCGGCCACGGATTGTGGACAGGTAGTTGGTGTTGTTATCCCCGCTGAAGCCGTCAGACACCACGTCTGCGTACTGTGACGGGGCACCGCCTGCGCCGAAGCCCGATTCCTCTGTGAGTCCCACGTAACCGAAGTAGGACTGACTGTCGCTGCCTGCGTTCTGTGCCATTAGTTGTCACCTCCGTCGCCGTCGTCTGCGGCGCTGTCGTCGGTGTCCGACCCGTCGGCGTGGATTCCCCGGTGGGAATTCAGCGCCTTCGGCGTGGCGAACACGTCGCCACAGACGCCGTCAGCGTCGTCTTCGTCTGTCTGTTCTTCGCATGCGATTCCGTAGCAGACCAGTGGGTTCCGCTCTACCAGCCGGTCAGCCACCGGGCGCACGACTGCGTTACCCGGTGGGTCGTCGGCGTCTTCGTCCACGACCGGCAGCGGCTTGTGGACAATCCGGCTGCCCCGTTCGTCGGTTGTGAACAGGATACCGAAGTCGTCCACAGTCACCGAAGTCTGCCGACCCCGGAACTGTATGAACTGGTCGCCTTCGTTGTCTTTTGGTAGGTCACGTGTCATGTGTCAATGTCACCGTGGTTGTCGCCGCTTATACTGCACGTCGAAGGTGACCTGCGTGAACTTCAGGAAGGCGTTGGTGTTACCGGTCTGCAGGGTGAAGTCGGGCTGGAATTCACGCACGTCTATGTCCGTCGCTGCAGCCCGACCAGTCCCGTCGACCAGTTCCCGGTCGTCTTCGACGTTGTTGACGACGTTGCCCGCAATGATTATCGCGTCCTCTAACGCCGTCACCTGTTCGTAGTTCGCCGTCCACGCCACGACCTGCATGCCGACCTGACCCCGGTCGGCTGCGACCGTCGCCTTGTCGGGTTCGGTCGCCACCGGGTAGGACATGACCACCGGCAGTTCGTACTGCGCCAACAGCGTTTCCGGGTCGGTCACACCCCTGACGTGGTCGTTCAGCATGGACAGGTTCCCGGTGTCGGTGTGGTTGTCTACCGCTACGTCCCTGAAGCGGTCAAGGATTTCAAGGTAGAACTGCGTGAACCCGTCGTAGTTCGCCGGGTCGTGCCCGCCGTCGGTCGTCACGCGGCGTCACCTCCGTTGTCGCTGTCGTCGCCGCCGTCCCCGTCGGTCAGGCCGCCGTCAGCGGCGTCAGACAGCGCCTCACCAACGTCTTCGACCTGTGCATACAGGTAGACCCCTGCGACCCACAGGACGGTCACAACGGTCGCGTAGGCCGTCCACCGGGGCAGCAGCGTCCACTGCGCCGTCACGAACGCTTCAGCTACCTTTGTCCACCCCAGAAGGGGCAGCACCGGGTCGCTGGTAAAGCGTCCCGACAGGCGCTTCATGCGGGTCGTCACGCTGCTGTAGGTCGGCGTCTTCATGACGAATCACCCAGTCGCTCCGCCACTGCCTGATTCGCCACGTCGTCAACCTGCGACCGCCACATGCGGTAAGAGTCCCGCACGACCGGCTGCGGGAAGGTCAACTGCGTGCCCCGCTGCTTGATGTTTTCAGCGACGGCCCACGCTGCGTTCTGGTCACCCAGTTTCGCGTCGGCCCACTGTGCCAGCGGCCCCTGTGCGTCACCGCCGTCGCGGTCTATCCACACAGGCGGCTTTTCGGTCGTGTAGGTCGGCGTCGTCGGGTTCCCGACTATCGCCCGAATCAGCAGCCAGCCTTCCTGCGTCCGCTTGTGCGCCATGATGGTCTTCTGCACCGACCGCTGTTCGGGCAGTGCCTGCACCGTCGTCCGGGCGTTGACGTTCTGGATTCCTGCGCCTTCGGGAATACGCTGCTTGTAGGCGTCTTCTGCCAGCACGGACAACTGACTGACGGCGTCTTTCCCGCCTTCACCGGCAGCGTCTTCCCACGCTTCGACGGCACGGCGGGCGTCCGCCACGTCGACTTCTATTTCAAAGTCGTCGGCCATGTCAGTCACCCCCGAACGGGTCAAGTTGGCCCGTTCGTGCGGTCACGTCCGTTCCGGGGTCGCCCCGCTTGTCCCTGTCTTCGGCTTCCAGTTCGGCCCGTGCCTTCCACTGGTCGAACTTGTCCTGTGCCTTGTCTTCAAGGAAGACGTGGCGCTCCCCGTCTTCGTTGCCGCCCCGGACGTTGCTGGAAAAGCGTAGGTGCGCTTCCGACGCCGCCATGTACGCCGTCGCCTGCTGCAGCAGGTCGTCAAGGTCGGCGTCAGTCGTCGGCATGTCGTCCCCGCCGACCTGTTTGCCGGTGGCTTCCGACCACATGGACTGCACGCTGTCCGTCGCCGCCTGAATGACCGTCTCCCAGTCGGGGGTTTCCTGCCCGATGTTCAGGCGAAGAATCCCTGACTGTGGGTCGGTCAGGTCGTCGGTCAGACACCACGTTTCTGCTGAAATGCTGGTCACTTCAGCCATTACAGGTCACCACCTTCGGCGGGGTCAGACCTGTCGGAATCGTGTTCTGCAGTCTCTGCAGGCGTGGCACGGGCGTCGAAGCCGTGCGCTGCAGCCTGTTGCTGCTGCAGTTCCTGAATCCGGCGGTCGTTCCGGCGTTGGGCTTCCCGCGCCTGTTCCAGCCGGGTTTCGTGGTGGTCTAACAGCAGTTCGTGGTCGTTGACCCGGTCTTCCACGCCGTCGACCGTGTCTTCCAGCGCCTGCAGTTCGCTGAAGGCGTAGCGGCCACCGACGCCGACCAGCAGGGTCAGCAGGGCTAACAGGGCGGGGGGCGAAGCCTGATACAGCTCCCATGCGGCTTCACCGATTCCCGCCATGTGTTACCCCTGCACCTGTTCCTGTCGGTCGGTGATAGCCTGCAGGACGCTGTCACGCGGGTCACCGTCACGGCCACGTTCGGCGTCTTCGACCGCCTGCAAGTGGTCGTCCACGTCGCCGTCTTCCACGGCGTTCCGTACTGTCGCGTGGTGGTCGTCCACGAAGTCGTCAGCGTCGAAGTCAGCGGCTTCGTCGTCAGCCGGGGCTTCCCCTTCGTCGTCG